TACGATCAGGACACGCGGAGCCAACCGAGCGACAAGCTCTCGCAATGACGCGAGCGGGTCTCTCCGGACGTTCTCGCGAGATCTCGATCGGGACCGCTCGTTCCGATTTCTCTCGCGGACTGCAATCGATCTATCGGTCGACCGGGGAACGCTTCCGGGAGTCGGCGGTTAACCGCTATCTCGAAAACCGGACGGTCTCCGTCGGGGGTTCGGCGGCGAACCTAATCCCGACGACCCTCCTGTCGTCCCTCGAGGTTTCTCTCCTCGCTTTCGGCTCAATGCTGCAAGTCGCGGACGTGATGCAAACGGCGGACGGGGGAGCCTTTGATTGGCCTACCGCGACCGACGTCTCGAATACTGGCGTACTCCTCGCGGAGGAGACGACGTTCGGAGCCTCGGTCGATCCGACGTTCTCGAAAATGACGCTCAACGCTTACAAGTACTCGTCGAAACCGATCCTCGTCTCTCACGAAATCCTACAGGATAGCGTGATCGACTTGCCTCGGATCCTCGGGGAAATGTTGGGCGAACGTCTCGGACGGATCGAGAACGCTCAAGCGACAAACGGAACGGGAACGAATCAACCTAACGGTTTGATAACAGCCTCGACCGTCGGAAAAACGGCGGCGTCCGCTACGACGTTTACCGAGCTCGAATTGATCGACCTCGTCCATAGTGTCGACCCCGCTTATCGATCGGCTCCCGGGGTCCGGTTTATGTTCAATGATACCGTTCTCGCTCACTTGCGAAAAATGCAAGACTCGAACGGTCAATTCTTGTGGCAGCCCGGAATGAGAGAGGGAGAGACCGACCGAGTCTTTGGTTATCAGTATTCGATCAATCAAGACATGGACTCGGCATTTACGACCGGGAAAATCCTCGTCGCGTTTGGTGACATGTCGAAATACAAGATCCGCAAAGCGGGACCGACTCGCTTAAAGCGACTTGACGAACGCTACGCGGATACGGATCAAGTCGCGTTTATTGCGTTTCAACGCATGGACGGAGACTTGATCAACACAGGGGCAATCAAAACCCTCGACCTATTGTAAGTCGAGGAGAGAGATCCTCTTTTCTAATTTTCCAAACCGGGGCGGGGCTCCTCGCTCCGGTTTGTTTCTTATTTTCAAAACAGGAAGTCCGAGACAATGGCAACGAAAGCAACCGTAAAAGTCACGCTCCTCTCAAATTGTGGAGCTAAAGGATCCGAGGGTCTCCCGGGCGACGTCGTCACGATGGACAAAGACCTCGCGGATCGACTGATCAAACGACGCGGGGCGAAACCATACGTCCCCGAGGAGAAACCGGAACCCGAGAAGAAACCGGAAAACCCTCCCGCGAAATAATCCTCTCGAGCCCTCCCTCCTCCTCGCTTATTTGATCGGACCGAGACTTTGCAAACATACGTCGAAACAACCTCTCCCGCTATCGCTTACGACCTCTCGGAGTTTAAGTCGTTCGCAATGATCGCGGACACGGATTTCGACGCGAGCAAACTCCCGCTTCACCTCGAACAAGCGACGAGGGAGTTTGAGGAACTGACAGACCACCTAACGACAACGCGAACTCTCGAGGGATACCTCGACCGGTTTCCTGTCTCGGGGGCGATCGAGCTCGAGCGGACTCCGCTCGTCTCGGTCGCTTCTGTTAAATACTACGACGCGGACGGGACCGAGCAAACCCTCGACGGTTCGTCCTATTGGACGGACCTCGTCTCGACTCCCGGTCGGGTCGTTATTAAACCCTCGACGGTTTGGCCCGGGATCGACGGTCGACCCCTCGCGGTTAAAGTCACATTCGACGCGGGTTACGGGGCGACGGAATCGTCGGTCCCCGAAAAGATTAAACACGCGATTTACTCAATAGCGAGAGATCGTTTCCAGCGGCTCCCCATGTTGGACCCGGACACGACCCGACAACTCGACTCCTGTCGGTGGCGGTTTATCTATGGTTAATCTCCGAAAGTCACGAGAGGGAGACTACGCGATCCCGATCACAATACAAAAAAGAATCGCGAGCCCGGTCCGGGACGCGAACAACAAAACCGACTGGACGGATCCGGCAAACTACGAGACACACCTCGCGACGTTTTGCCGTATCGAAAAACAGAGCGGGCGGGAGTTTATGTTCGCTCGTCAATTACAATCTGATCTCTCCGCGATCCTGATCGTCCGATCGAGCTCGTTAACGCGACAGGTCGACGCGACTTTTCGCGTATTGTTCCGAGGTCGGACCCTCGAGGTCGTCGAGTCGTTCGACATTGAGGAGCGACTTGCGGAGATCGAGATCCATTGTCGGGAGGCGAAATAATGGTCTCGAGATCCTCGTCCCCTTTATCCGGGGGGTTTGAATTTGTAGTAGGAGACAAAGAGATCGCGAGGCTCCTCGGAGACCTCGAGGCAAATGTCTCCCGAAAAATAATGGTCTCCGCTATCTCAATGGGAAACTCCGAGGTCGTTAAAGGGATCCGGGCGGAAATCCCGACACCAAAAACCGGGTCTCGAGCGGCTCTCCGGAAACGGATCGGGAAATCAAAAGTAAGAGTCGTCAGAAAAAAAGGGGTCGCGAAAGCGGGGGTCGGAGTCGGTCGTCCCCGAATTGCAAGGGGAGACTCGGGGGGATGGCTAAACCTCCTCGCGATCGGGACCTCTCAACGCATGACAAAAAACGGACGGCTCACGGGTCGAGTTATTGCGGACGACTTTGTCCCTCGAGGAGCTCGACGATCAGGGGCGGCGGCTCAAAGGAAAATGAGACTTAAAGCCCTAGCAATGTTCAAAAAGGAAACCGCGAAACTCGCAAGGAAACACAAAACGCGGAGGTCTCTCACTTGAGAATCGAAACCGCAGTTATAACGAAACTCGGATCTCTCGCGACAGTCGCGGCGGCGGTCGGGGCTCGCATCCACGCGGACGACATCGACGACGGGGACGAGCTCCCCGCGATCGTCGTCCTCGTCACATCAGAGACACCACAGGACGGAGAGATCGACCTCGACGGACAGGCGACACTATGGGAGGCGGACGTCGACATCGAGGTTTACGCGAGGACGAGAACCGAAGCGAGAGAGATCGAGGAGAAAATCAGAGACAACGGAACCGACCCCGGAACGGGACTAAACGGTTTCGGCGGAGCGACAGCAAACGGGACGATCCGTCTTGCGGTCAACACGGGATCCGAGTCCTCGATCGAGGCTCCCCAAAACGCGGAGGGGTCCCCCCGCTACGTTCAAACTTCAACGTATTTTTGCCAGTACGACAAACCGTCACACGGACACTAACGAGGAGAGATTTATGTCAATTATCATTTCAAAGGGTACGTCGATTAAAGCGGAGGTCGCGAGTGTTCTAACGGCGGTCGCTCAAGTCGTCTCGTTTTCGGGACCGGGCTCCGACCCTGAAACATTCGAGGCGGACTACCTCGACAACACGGACCCCGGAATCCCACACAAACCGACCGGACGAGTCGAGGGAGGGTCGCTCGAGTTCGAGATTTGGCTCGACCCGAGCCTCGCGGGACACAAGTCTCTAGCGGCAAAATCAGCGGCTCCGGCGGTCGAAACCTACTCCCTCACGTTTTCGGACGCGACGGTTTGGCCTTTTAACGGAATTTTCAAAGGACCGAACCCGACGGGAGCTCTCGCGGACGGGATCAAGGCGAGTTGTTCCGTCAAGCTCGACGGAATGGTTACATATCCAGCGTAATAAACCGGGGAGCCCGTTCGTCGGGCTCCTCTTTTTTTTAACTCCACGACAGGAGCAGAAGCAATGAGAGTAAAAATTATCGTCGAGCGGGAACAAGTCTTATCTCGGAAACCCCTCAAGACAAAGACCCTCAAGCCCGGAGACATCATCGAGAGCCCGGACGCTTATCAACTTATACAAGTCGGGATCGCAGTCCCCGACGACGACGAGTCTCGGCTCGCTTGCGGAATGGACGAGGGGCAAATCAAACAAGCGGCGATCGCGGCGGAGCGGACCCGGCTCGGGATTCACCCGGACGAGTTCGACCTCTACGCGGCGGGACTCATGGACGGATACAACGCGAGCGGGAAACCGACTCTCGCGGGAGTAAAAGTTTCCGCGAGCTCGATCCGCGAGTTCCGAAAAGCGAACAAAGAGGACGACGAGGAGGAGGAGACAGAAGACGACGAGGAGCTCCTCGGGTCGGACTAGGACATTTTGTCCCGATCAAAGCCAGGTTAAAGACAGACACACAAGACAGGAAAAAAACAATGTTAACCTCAAACGATTTTACAAAGCGGGCGAAACGACGTTTTCAAAAAGAGACGATCGAAAATTTCGGGGACGTTCGGATCCGATCACTCACGGCTCGCGAGGAGTTCCGTCTCGCGGACGACATACCGGAAAAGGGGGACGGGTTCGATCAGTTCGCGACCCTCGCACTCTGGACACTGGTCGACGCTAAAGGGGAGCTCCTGTTTTCTCACGAGATCGGGGAGGACGGGTTTCCCGTTTTTCAAGATAAGGACCGAGAGGGACTCGTCAACCTCGACCGAGGACCTCTCCGTGATCTCGATCTCGCAATTAAAAAACACCTCGGACTCGACAAAGGAAAAGACGACAAAGGAAAAAAATAAAATCCGACCCGGTTCGGAGACTCGCGGAATCGATCGCGGTCGAGTCGGGTCGGATCGACTTTATAAGCGAAATCGAGAACGGTCTCGGGGACTTGGAACTCTCCGAGCTCCGGGACCTGTCTCGACAACTAAACGAGAAACAGAAACAGGAGTTCGAGGGTCGGACATTATTCGCGGAACTGATCGCAGACATCCGTTACGCGGTCGTCCGGGGGGTTTGGGTCCTCGGGAATTTGTCCTCGCTCCCAACGGGGAGGGAGGGACCGGAGATCGACTTTTACATCCGCGATAGCGGTCGGAAGAAACAGAAGAAACAGGAGTTCGCGTCCCCGGGGGCGATCAAAATTTTAATCTCTCAAGTCGTCGCACAACAAAGAGGAGGTCGTTAAATGTCATCCGGAGACCTCGTCTTTCGCATTATGGCGGATAAGGCTCAATTCGACCGGACCGTTAAATCGACCCGGTCCGGTCTCTCGTCTCTCGCGGCGTCCGCGAGACGCACTCTCGGAGGGATCGCGGTCGCGTATGCGGGAGCCTTCTCGATCGACAAAGCGGATCAACAACAGCAAGCGGAAAAGAAACTCTCCGCAACTCTGAAGGCGACAGGATACGCGGCGGGGTTCTCCGCGAACGAGCTAAAGAAATTCGCGGCGGAGAGACAGGGGTTAACGAATTTCGGGGACGAGGCGACGATCAACCTCCAAGCCCTACTTACGACGTTTAAGCAAATCAAGGGTCCCGTTTTCAAAGAGACGACGCTCCTCGCTCAAGATATGGCGTCGGTTATGGGGACCGACCTATCGGCGGCGGCGATCCAACTCGGGAAGGCGGTTAACGATCCGACGGTCGGGTTAACGGCTTTAACACGGGTCGGGGTCACATTCTCCCAACAACAAAAAGATCAGATACGCGACTTACAAAAGTCCGGGGACTTAATGGGAGCCCAAAAAATGATCCTCTCCGAGCTCCGGTCGGAGTTCGGGGGAGCGGCGGAGGCAATGGCGTCTCCATGGCAGCAACTACAAAACGAGCTCGGGGACACGGCGGAGACGGTCGGAGCGGTTTTAATGCCTGCGGTCCAGTTATTCAATTGGGCGGCGAGAAACCTAAACGTCGTCGTTAACGACGTCCGGGCGGGTTTACGGAATATGTTCGGGGGAGCGGGGGACGACACAAAGGACACAACGAAAGCGGTTAAAACCCTCCGGGGAGAATATGAGAAACTCGCGGACACACTAAAGAACGTCGACGGGCTCACTCACTTAATCGCGAAAAACGAACTCCTCCAGCGAGAGGGACAGAGGCTCAAGAAATCAGGAGCTCGAGGTCCGGGAGAGTTTGAGAGACTCCGGGAGATCCTCGGGTCGGATCTCGGAGGAGAGCGGCTCGACTTGTTCTCGAAACTCGGGAAAGAGCTCGAGGAGCTCGCACACCCGGCGGGGTCCGCTAATGATCAAATGCAAAAACTGTTTGAGACGATGCAGATCCTCCAAACGAATCAGGGGATCCCCGGGGTCTCCGACTCGCTGGACGATCTCAAAAAGATAATCGCGGACAAGTCCGGAATTACGAAAGCTCTCGCTGACGCGAAAGCGGAGTTCGACGAACTCTCGGGAATGGACGAAGACAAAAAACTCTTCCTCGAGCTCGCACAAAGCGGAGCTCCCGGGGACAAGCTCCTCGAGCTAAAAGATCAACTCGAGGCAAACAAAGACCTCGAAAAGAAAAACGAGCTCCGGGACTACTCGGAGGGAATTAAAGACGACCTCGACCCCCTCCGGGAGTTCGATCGGAAAACCGCGAAACTCGAGGAGGCGTTTAACGGGGACCTGATCAACTCGGACGAGTTCGCGAAGTCTCTCGAAAAGGCTCGCGGGGACTTCGAGAAAAACGTCGGAGTTAAACCCGAGTATCTCGACGGAGGACGAGCGGGAGCGGGAGCCTCCGAGGGAGTGAACGCGGGGACGGAAAGTTTCAACCAACTGATCGCGACAGCGTTAACGGGTCGAGAGACCGAGCAGAAAAAACAAACGAAGAACCTCGAGGCGGTTAACGCATCTAACGAGATAATCGCGAGATCGACGGAGCGGGTCGAGCAACTCCTCGCGAAAAATCGAGTCATCACAAAACCGGACGGTCCATAATGGCGACATATGAAATAATCGAGAGACC